ATCTGACGAACCTATACCTAATTCAGGTAAAAAATTTTTGTATAATACAGTTTGGATTTTTACAGAAACAGAGATTTATGCTTTTGGCATTAATCCGAAATTACCTGAAGAATTAAATTATGTAGAGTACAAAACGATTGATATTAACCAAGTGAAATTAAATTATTATTATAAAAAGTCGGATGATTTAAAAGGTTTAACTACTGATAATAATTTTATTTATGATAAACCTAGTGTTAATTCAATCAAAATAATATTTAATGATGAAAGTAAAATTAAATTTGTTAAATCAAAAGAAAATGAAGATGTTTTTGAGGAATTTGCAGATTTTTTAATTCAATTTGATAAATAATAAAACTTAACAATCGCTCTTAGGAGCGATTTTTTTATACACAAATTTAAGCAATTAGCGTGAGAGTTGGTGGTATATGAGATGAAATTAACATTAAAACAGCAAAGATTTGCAGATGAATATATAAGAACAGGTAATGCTTATCAGTCAGCTATAAGTGCTGGTTACAGTAAAAACTATGCCAATAAGAATACTACAAAATTGTTGGGAAATGTTGGGATAAAATCCTATATTGACAAGCGTTTGGAAGAACTCAAAAAAGAAAGTATTGCCGAACAAGATGAAATATTGCAGTATTTAACGTCAGTTATGCGTGGGGAAACGACTGAACAAACGTTAGTTGGCCAAGGCGAAGGTTATCAAGAAATAGATAACATTGATGTAGGTGCTAAAGATAGGATTAAAGCCGCAGAACTCTTAGGTAAACGATACAGAATGTGGACTGAAAAAGTTGAAGCCGAAGTAACCACACCAATATTTGTTGATGATGTTCCGGAAGATGATTAGACATGGCCGAAAGACCAAAAATCAGTCCTGCAAAAACAATTGGTGGTGGCTACAACAAATTCTGGCACAATAAAAACTTTTATAGAGTTGTAAAAGGTAGTCGTGGTAGCAAGAAATCAAAGACGACTGCAATCAACTTTATCTATCGTCTAATGAAGTATGAATGGGCGAATTTGCTCGTTGTAAGACGATTTAGTAATACAAATAAACAATCAACATATACAGACTTGAAGTGGGCTACAAACCAATTAGGTGTAGCTCACTTATTTAAGTTTAACGAGAGTTTACCAGAGATTACTTACAAGAAAACTGGCCAAAAGATTCTGTTTCGTGGTTTAGATGATCCTTTGAAGATTACATCAATCACAGTCGATACTGGGATATTGTGTTGGGCATGGTTTGAAGAAGCTTATCAGATTGAAACATTTGATAAATTTAGTACTGTTGTTGAATCTATTCGTGGTAGTTATCAAGATGATAATTTCTTTAAACAAATTACAGTTACATTCAACCCTTGGAGTGAACGTCATTGGCTTAAACCTACTTTCTTTGATGAAGATACTAAGCTAAACAATACATTTTCATACACGACAACATTTCGAGTGAACGAATGGCTTGATGAAGTCGATATTGCACGTTATGAAGACTTGTATAGAACGAATCCTAGACGTGCAAGAATTGTATGTGACGGTGAATGGGGAGTAGCTGAAGGACTTGTTTATACAAACTTTGAAGTAAAAGAATTTGATTGGTTTGAAAAGTATAAAGCAACTCAATTAAAAGTTCACGGTATTGACTATGGTTTCACAAATGATCCTACTGCATTAATTAGTGCAGTTGTGGATTTACCTAATAAAGAGTTATGGATATATGATGAACATTATGAAAAAGGTATGCTCACAGATGATATCTACAACATGATTGTTGATAAAGACTTAAAGACAGCAGAAATTAAATCAGAAGGTGATATGCGAATGATTGCAGAATTGAAGTTAAAAGGTATTAAAAAGATTACACCTGCAACAAAAGGGCCTCATTCGATTATGCCAGGTATTCAATATGTTCAAGGTTTCAAGATGTATATACATCCTAGTTGTATAAATACGATTGAAGAATTAAACACTTATAACTTCGACCAAGATAATGAAGGTAACTGGTTGAATAAACCTATAGATGCTAATAACCACTTGATGGATGCACTTAGATATTCACTATCTGATTTAATATTCAAACCTAAAGAGAAAACAAGTGTTAGCAAATTAAGACAAATGAAAGGCATGGTGAGAGGATAAATGGTTAAAAAACTAACAGATTTATACAGTTACAATACATTTGTAAAAGAAGCAAATGACGATTTTTTAGTTAGTGATATTGAAGAACTCTTAACTGAAGAAAAGTTAAGAGAGTTAATTAATAACCATAAAACACTTCAATTGCCACGTTTAGAAACATTAGAAGATTATTACTTAAACAGAAATACTGATATTTTAATTGGAAAACGTCGTTTAGATGATGAAAAGTCAGACCATAGAATTGTTCATAACTTCGCTAAATATGTATCACGTTTCATTGTTGGTTATCTTACGGGTAATCCTATTACGATTCTTCATAAAGATGAAAATACCAATGATAAGATAGTCGAATTAAACGATTTGAATGATGCAGATGCAGTAAATAGCGATTTAGCATTAAATCTCTCAATTTATGGCCGTGCTTATGAAATTGTGTATCGTGATTTAGAAGATAAAGATACATTTAAGTTACTTGATCCAAAGAATACATTTGTTGTGTATGATGAGTCGCTAGATAAAAAAGTGCTTGCTGGTGTCAGATACTACACAAAACAAGATGTTGATAAAGTACCTACAGATTTTGTTGAAGTCTACACGGATGAAGATATTTACTACATCAAGATGAAAGGTAGCCAATTCGAATCTATTGATATTGTTGAGCATTATTACAATGACGTTCCTATTATTGAGTATCTCAATGATCAATTTAAGCAAGGTGACTTTGAGAATGTGATTTCATTGATAGATGCTTATGATGCTGCAGAATCAGATACAGCTAACTACATGACAGACTTAAATGATGCTATGTTAGCTATTATTGGTAATACTGAATTAGATAGTGAAGATGCCAAGGCATTTAAAGATGCGAATATGGTTCATATTAAACCTGGCGTCACTGCCAACGGTAGTGAAGGTACTGCAGATGTGAAATACATCTATAAACAATATGATGTGGCCGGAACAGAAGCATACAAAAGCCGGTTAGAGCGAGACATTCATAAATTTACGAATACACCTGATTTAAGTGATGAAAACTTTAGTGGTGTTCAAAGTGGAGAAGCAATGAAATATAAACTATTCGGACTTGAGCAAATGCGAGCAATCAAAGAACGATTGTTTAAAAAAGGTTTGATGAAACGCTATAAATTGCTATTCAATAACATCAATATAGAGAATTTAACGCAACATTCATATAAAGAGATTACAATCAAGTTCTCTCCTAACTTGCCTAAGTCATTAATGGAATCAATCGAAGCATTTAACGCTTTAAGCGGTGGTGTCTCAGAACAAACACGTTTATCAGTTCTAGATATTATTGATGATCCACATGAAGAAATGGAAAAAATGAAAGAAGAACGTCAGCAAGAAAGAGACGAATCTGATGCGAACAGTTATCAAGATGCTTTCAACTCATCCGAAAAGGTAGATGAAGGTAATGGCAGAACAATATGATCCTCAGTATTGGATAGAACGCGCTCAGCTTGTTATGGAACAAAATGTAGTTGAAGATGCTAAAACTGCAGCTGAAATTAATCGTATTATCACTTTGATGTATGCAGAAATAGCAAAAGAGATATTTGCTTTCTATGCAAAGTTTGCTACTTCTGAAGGTTTATCTATTACTGAAGCAAAGAAAGTTGTAGATGCGTTCGATGTTGTAGCGTTTAAATCTAAGGCAAAAGAATATGTTAAGAATAAAGACTTTAGTGAGAAAGCGAATAAAGAATTAAAGAAATATAATGTCAAAATGAAGATTTCTCGTGAGAAGTTACTCAAAGAGAATCTAGATTTGATAGTTAAATCATCAACTGCAGAAGTTGAAAAGACGATTGAGAATGGTTTAGTTGATTCAATCACTCGTGAAGTGAAAGAACAAGCAGGAATATTAGGCGTAGACCTTAGAATTACCAAAGAAAAAGCAGAAGCTATTGCTAATAGTAAGTTTCACAAGGTCACTTGGTCAGAACGTTTATGGGATGATATGGATTTAGTAAGAGAAGAAGTTGAGCGTATTACAACGAATGTGGTTGTACGTGGCCGACATCCTAATGAGTATGTAGCAGAATTTAAGAAGAAAACAGGTCAAACAACATACAATGCTAAGCGTTTACTAACCACTGAATCAGCTAGAGCGCAATCAGAAGCACAGAGATTATCTTATTTAAAAATACTTGGCGAAGATGGTGAATATGATTTTTTAGCATCTAAAAGTGAGTTACCGAAACCGGGTTTTTATGAGAAAAACCTAGATTTAAGTAAGTTGAAAGACAGTGAAAAAACAAAGGTTTGTCCAATTTGCAGTAAATTGAATGGAAAAGTATTCAAAGTAAAAAATATGGTTCCCGGTGTCAATGCTGCACCTATACATCCACATTGTAGGTGTTCAACTGCTCCACGCGTTGGTAATTGGCGTGATAAGTTCTTTGCAGAACGTAAAGGAAAATATTCAGGATTGTAATTGACTAGAGAAGAATATGAACAAAAATTAGATGACGTAACTGATGAATATATGCAAGTCTACGGTGATACACCAGAAGATATTTTAAAAGATGAAATGACAGATTATGAAAAAATCAAAGCAATTGAACAAGCAATACAGAAACGATAAAGCTATCACATCCGTGTGATGGCTATTTTTTATGTCCAAAACGTGCTGAAGACGTTAAAAGCACGCATGGAATATACAGTCGACAGACTATAAACGGAGGTATATCTCATGGCACAAGAAAGTAACGTTACTGAAACACAAGAAACAAATGTAAACGAGCAAAACCAAAGTAATCAAGATGATACTTCTAACAATAAACAAGAGCAGTCAGATAAGACTGAAAAAACATTTACGCAAGAAGAAGTTAATCAATTGATTAAAGAGCGAGTTGCTCGTGAACAGAAAAAAGCTGACGAAAAAGCTAAAGAAGCTGAAAAACTCGCTAAAATGAACAAAGATCAAAAAAACGAATACGAAATGGAAAAGCTTCGCAAAGAGAACGAAGAACTTCGTCAAAGAGAAGCAATGAATTCTATGAGAAACGAAGCGCGTTCAATGTTTAGTGAGAAAAACATTACTGCTGAGGATGATCTTTTAGATATTGTCGTAACTACTGAAGCAGAAACTACTCAAAAAAATATTGATACAATTACTAGGGTAGTTAACAATATTGCAAAGAAAAAAATTCAAGAATCTCTAAGAAATGGCGCACCTAAAAATATTAAATCTGGTGGCATGACTAGAGAAGACATTATGAATATTAAAGATTCTGATGAAAGACAGATGGCTATTGCTCAGAATCGTCACTTATTTAAATAAATGGAGGTTTTTTAAATGGCACCACAACCAAATCAAATTGATGTACAAGCTTTGGGCGAAGCTAAGTCAATCGACTTCGTTAATCGCTTAGGAGAAAGCTTAAATAAACTATTTGAAGCATTAAACATTACGAATAAATTACCAATGAATGTTGGTACAGCATTAAAACAATATCGCTTTTCAGTAAATCCTGAAGGTAACCAAGATGGAGTTGTCGCTGAAGGTGACGTTATTCCGTTAACTAAAGTTGAACGTGAATTAGTAGACATCACAGAATTGACATTCAAAAAATTCCGTAAAGCAACTACTGCAGAATCAATTCAAGCACACGGATTTAGTACAGCGGTTAATCGTACTGATGATGAAATGTTACGTTATGTTCAAAAACAATTCCGTACAGATTTCTTCAATATGCTAAAAGCTGCATTAACAAACAAAGCACGTACAAATAAAGCGAAGTTATCAGCACCTAACTTACAAGGCGCATTAGCTAAAGGTCGTGCTAACTTATCAGTATTGTTAGATACAGAAATCACACCTATCGCTTTAGTTAATCCTAATGATGTTGCTGGACACTTAGCAGAAGGTTTAATCAACTCTGACGGTTCTGAATTCGGTTTGAACTTACTTACTCGTTATGTAGGTGCAAAAGTTATTGAGTTTTCTGATGTTCCAGAAGGTGAAGTATGGTTCACAGTTGCAGAAAACTTAAACGTAGCTTATGCAAATCCTAATGGTGATTTATCATTAGCATTCCCATTCAGTGTTGATCAAACAGGTTTCGTTGGTGTGTTACACGATATGGATTCAAGTCGTTTAACAAGTGAAACAGTATTAATGCATGCTATTTCAATGTTCCCAGAAAATATTGATGCAGTTGTTAAAGTAACTATTACACCACCTACAACAACTACTGCTACTGCATAATCCATTAATCATTAAGAAGGTGAAACTATGGATTACTTAACTAAAGTTAAATCTCGTATTGGTTTGAAAGATAATAGACAAGATGAGCAACTCAAAGTAATTATCGAAAACGTAACTGCAGAGTTACTTTCAAGATTACCAATAGATTTTCGCGAAGATGTACCTGAAGGTTTAGAATTTATCGTTATTGAAGTTACTTTAAAACGATACAATCGCATAGGTGCTGAAGGAATGTCTAGCGAATCACAAGATGGACGTTCCAGCACTTATGAACCTAAGGATTTTGATGAATATTTACCAATAATTGACAGACTTTTTCCCGTAGAAACAATTGAACGCGAAGGAAGTATCAAATTCTATTGAGATTTGAAGATAGAGTTGATCTAATCGTTCAAAAAGTAGCCAAATATAATCCTGTTACTGAGAAGAAGGAAAGCGTTGAAACAATACTACCAAATATTCCATGTAACAGTAGCTCTTTATCTAGGGAAAGAGTGCTTGCTGAATTTGGCGAAGCGTATAAAGATATTACCGTTGTCCGTTTTAATCATGAATTGGATGTTATTCCTACACATGCATTATTAAGAGACCGACGCTATCGAGTAGCAGATGTAAGAACATATCGACATAAAACATCTATTTATCTTCATGAGGAGTTATTAAATGAAAACTAAAGGTCTAGATAGACTGATTAAGCAAATGAGAGATATGCATGACAATATAGATGATGATGTTGATTTCATTCTTGAAATGAATGCAAAAGAAGGTGTAGGAATTGCTCAAAAAAATGCTAAAGAAGTAATGATTAAAGGTTATTGGACGGGTAACTTATGGCGCCAAATTGAGTATCAAAAAGTTGGTAAGTTACATCACAAAGTAATATCAAATGCTTATTATAGCGGTTATCTCGAATTTGGTACGCGTTATATGAATAAGGAACCTTTCATGTTTCCGACGTATCAAACTTTAAAGGAAAACCAATACAACGATTTAAAACGATTACTCAATGGATAGAGGTTAGATGATGAGTAATAGAACGCCACAACAATTGTTATACAATGAAGTATTTAAAAAGTTACAAGGATATGGAATAGAAGTCATTGATTCAACAGAACTTGGCCAATCTATCACATATCCTTTTTTTGTGGTTTCAAAAGGTAATGCAGATAAATTTCATTATACCCTTAATTCTTTTGGTGGTGGATTAATCGTAGATGTTGATATATGGTCTGACGCTAATGATGTTGGTAAGCATGATGAATTAATTTATTATGCTGATCAAATATTAAGTGATATGAGCGATTTAGGTAATTACCATGTATCAATTGATACGATTCATACAAATACACTTATTAACAAAGAAGAAGGTAATAAGAGTTTGTTGCATACTTCTTTGAAAGCTGAATATAAATCTTATTAATTGGAGGTAAAGTGATGGATAAAAAAGATAGTAAATTCAGATTGTATCTTTTTAGAAAGCTAGGGGAAGCAGTTGATGCAACTCGTATGATGTGGATGACTGAATTTGAGTTAAGTCATGAAACAGATACTGATACAGAAGATACAATGGATGGAAGTTATTCAACTGAAGGCTCTACATCTACAACAGCAACAGCAACTGCAAAGATGGCTTATGGAGATACGTTTGCAGATGAAGTAGAGGATGCAACAGTTGATAAAACTCCTTATGAGATGTGGGAAATTGAAAGTAAAATTGAAGGTACAGGCGAAAATGCTGGAAGATTCAAAGCTAAATATTTCCAAGGTAAATTTAATAAATTCACTTTAAAAGGTGAAACTGGAGGAGTAGATGAATACGAACTCGAATACGGCGTTAATGGTCGTTTCCAACGTGGTTATGCAACTATTCCTGATGAAGTTGAACAAAAATTAGAAGCTAATGGTTACAAATTCCATAATACTACTGCTGATGATCCTGCTACTGAAAATCTGGAAAGTATTCCTCAACCTAAAGTAAATAGTTCATCTAGCAGTACATCAACGTCAACTTCAACATCTGATAAGTAAATCAATTTATAGAGTAGGTGAATAGCCTGCTCTTTTTTATTTCAAAAAATTAATGAGGTGGAAAATATATGATTACAATTAAGAATGGTAAAAAAGATTTAGAAATGCGTTTTGGTATAGGTCAATTAGATGCTATTGATAAAGCGTTAGGCTTTAAAGTTCAAGATCGTGTAGAACTTGGTGAAGGTTTAGAGAAATTAGTACCTAAATTAGAATCAGGTAATGCGATTGCAATTGCAAAAATTATTAAAGCGACTACTCGTGGCCAACAACATTCACCTAAAAATGATGAAGAATTAGAGGGTATCTTAGTTGATTTAATTAAAGAACATGGTTCACTTAAAAAATTCGGAGAAATCGTCCTTGAGGATATGGGAAAGAATGTTCTAACCCAAGACGTTATCAACAACAGCAAAGCACTAGAAGCGAAAGAGATTTAGTTACTTATGATCGTATAGTTTTAGCCTGCATGTCCGATTTAAAGATGACTAGTTTAGAAGAGATTGATAATTTAACACTACGTGAATTTAATTATCGCATGTGGGCTTTAGAACTAGACGTTTTAAGAGAAGAATTTGAAAGGTATAAACTCGCTTTTGCAATAAGAGATGCTGCTACCACTAAAAATGTTGGTACAGAAAAGAAACCTAAAGAGGTTTATAGGTATCAAACTGCTAATGACATTATTGATTTTGAAAAAAATTATAAACGTATTCTTTCAGGTAAAACTATTGAATATCATAAAGAAACAGAAGAAATATCACCTAGTGAAAATAGTTTATTACAAGCGATAGCTAAGATGAATAATGAAACTAGGAATAAGGAGGTGGAATAGTGCCTAATACTGAATATACTGTTAGTAATGAATTAGTTGCTAATACTTCGAGATTTAAAAAAGAGATAAATCAGGCTATTAATTTATTAAAAAGATATGATGCTGTCGCTAAAAGTATTGATGATATCGAATTAACAGCTAGTGATAAAAAACTCATTTCTAAGGTCGAAGAAGCTGAAAAAGCATTAAATGAACTAGATGGAAAACGATCAACTTCAGAAATTGATGCAGATATTATTGATTTAGAAATTAAAAAAGATGAAGTTATTCGTCAATTAGAAGAAATTGACGGAACTGAAACAAGTCCTGAAATTGATTTAGAAAAAGCGAAATTTGATGCCGAAATTAATGAAATAAATGCTAAAATTGACCGTTTAGAAAATGAAAAAGCAACAGTTGATGTAGACATTGACAAACATGAGTTTGACATGGATATAGATGCGATTGAGAAAGATTTAGAACTTATCGACGATATGGATGTTGAACCTAAAGTGGATGCAAATACTAAACAAGCAGAAACTAAGATAAACCAACTAGAAAAAGCTTTAGATTTTTTAGATAGTAAGTCAGTTCGAACTGCAATTGATTTAAACGACAGATTATTTGTTACTAAATTTCAAAAGACGAAAAAAGAGTTGGATAGACTTGATGGTAGAAAGGTTAAAACTGCTATTCAAGTAGATTCTGCATTAGCTAATGCGGAAGTAACTACTTTTAAGACGGTGTTGCGCAGTATTCCAAATAAAGTTCGTACTCGGTTAGAAGTTGATAGTGATAAAGCAGAAGGTTTCTTAAAAGCGTTAAGCGCTGGTATTGATGAATCAACAAAATCTTGGGATAGATTAGCTACTAAGATTCGTACAATAGGAACAGTGCTAGGAAACATGGTTCAAGGTGTTCTAATTTCCAATATCACTTTACTTGTACCAATAATTGCTAGTTTAGTACCCGTATTGATGGCGGTATTAAATGCAATTAGCGTAGTAGCAGGTGGCGCTGCTGGTTTAGCTGGCGCATTCGGTGTTGCTAGTGCAGGTGTAGTCGCATTTGGCGCTATGGGTATTAGTGCTTTAACCATGTTAGCTGATGGAACATTAGAGGCGACTAAAGAAACTGAGCGTTATGAAGCTTCATTAGATAGTTTGAAAAATGCATGGGCTGGACTAATTAAACAGAATCAGTCTCAAATATTCAACACATTAGCAAATAGTATTGATACTGCTAAAGTTGCATTATCTGGACTTACACCTTTTATCAACGGTGTGTCTCAGGGAATGGAACAAGCTAGTGCTAAGATGCTTGATTGGGCTAGAAATTCTCAAGTAGCTCAACGTTTCTTTGAAATGATGGGTACAACTGGTGTAAGAATATTTAATAATATGTTAGACGCTGCCGGTTCATTTGGTAGTGGTTTAATTAGTGTACTTACACAAATTGCACCTTTAGCCGAATGGGTATCACAAGGATTTAAGAAAATGGGGCAAGCATTCAATGAATGGGCGCAATCAGTTGAAGGACAAAATGCGATCAAGTCATTTATTGAATATACTAAACAAAACTTACCATTGATAGGTCAGATATTCGGCTCAACATTTAAAGGTATCTTCAACTTGATGAAAGCATTCGCTCCTAATACTCATCTTGTGTTACAAGGTTTAGCAGATATGGCACAAAGATTTGAGGAATGGAGTGCCACGATTGCTCAAAGCGATGGATTCAAAAAGTTTATTGATTATATTCAAGAGAATGGTCCTAAACTTATTCAATTGCTAGGAAATATCGTTAACATCATCATCAACGTTGCTACTGCTATGGCACCATTTGCAGCTGCAGTATTAGATGTAGCAATTGCTATGACTGATTTTATTGAATCATTAACTGCTGCACATCCTGCAATCGGTATAATGTTAGGCTTGATTGTAACTTTAGCTGGTATCTTTATGACATTAGGTCCACCAATTATGGGCGCAATTGATTTTATTGGTAAATTTGTAAGAGTTTTAACCGGAGCAAGTACTGCTATTGAAGGTTTAACCGCAATTGGTAGTGGTTTAATGACTGCTCTTGAAGGATTAGGTGCTGCATTCCTTGCTTTAGATGCTCCTATTTTATTAATCATTGGTGCAGTAGCAGCGGTGATCGCAATTCTAGTATGGCTATGGAACACCAACGAAAGTGTTAGAAATGCACTCACAAATGCGTGGGATGTAATTTCTACAACAATAGGCGGTGCTATTCAGTCTGTTATAGATTGGTTTATTCAATTGTACGATAATATCATGCAAACAATTGAACCGTTAATTCCGATTTTCCAACAATTTGGCGATTTTATTAATCAAATTCTAGGTGTTGTGGTTGTACAAGCGATTAATTTCCTAGTAGAAGCGTTTAAGGGACTGTGGCTTGCGGTATCGGTAATTTTCACTGCAATTGGTGCAATCGTATCATCTGTAATTCAAATTATTGTTGGATTGTTTACTGCTTTCATTCAATTAATTACTGGCGATTTTTCAGGCGCACTACAGACTTTACAAAATACATTCACAAATGTGCTAAATACCATTTGGGGTGCGGTACAATCAATTTTCTCTCAAATTTCTAATTTCATATTTGCTAGTCTAAATTCCATACTTGGAACAAGCATTTCAAGTTGGTCTCAAATTTGGTCGTCTACAACTCAATTCCTTAGTCAAATTTGGTCAAGTGTGACAAATTGGTTTAGTCGAGTAGCTCAAACGGTTGCTTCTAAAATGGCTCAAGCGCTTGGATTTATTATTTCTCACGGCGCTCAATGGGTTTCAGCTATCATTGATGCAATGGCTAGATTTGTTTCAGGTGTAATTAGCGGTTTTGTCAATGTGATTGGCCAAGTCAAAAGTGGTATGTCACGTGCTGTTGCTGCTATTAGAGGATTTTTAGGACAATTTGTTAGTGCCGGAATTCAAATGATGGCCGGTTTAGCTCGAGGTATTATGAGTGGAGCAAGCCAAGTTATTAGTTCGGCTGTCAATGTAGCTAAGAGTGCAATCAGTGCAGTTAAAGGTGCATTAAGTATTCATTCGCCTTCACGTGTATTTAAAGATATTGGTGCTTACACCATGGAAGGTATGCATTTAGGAATGAATACAGAAGGTAGTAAAGTCATAGACTTAGCTTCATCAATTGCATCAAGAGTAAGTTCTGGATTTAATTCATCACTTAATATTCCTAAAATAACAAGTGATTTTAGAAATGCTACTGCTTCTGTAAATGCACAAGTTCAACATACACATCAAGTTAATTCATCTCCAAATCAACGTGTAGTACGTATAGAGATGGATGTTAATAATGAAGCACTTTCGGCAATTGTTAATGGTCAAACTGCAAATGAAGATGCAACGTTTTCATTCTAAGGAGGTCGTTCAATGGATATAGAAATTAAGAAAAAAGACGGACAGCGTTATACTTTGTACGACTTCGGTTTCAAAGTGGAAAGCGTGACTGTCGAAAGTATAGAAATAGAAAAAGACTACAAAACAAAAGAAAATACAAATGGGCGCATTAGACTAAGTACACAATATCGTAAGCGTAATATTAAAATTGAGTGTTACGTTATGTCGACCAAACTAAATGATAACCCTAGATTAAGAGATGAGTTTTATGCTTTAACTACAAGTAAAGATCCAATACTAATTAGAGAATTGAGAAGAACTGTACCACTTAATTATCGTTTTATTCAACCTACTAAAGATGATTATCAAGATATAGATGAATATAACAATTTAGTACTTAATCATGAGCCGTTTAATAATAATCACTATGTAAATGGTAGACAATATCAAGTGATTTGTAACGGTGTTATTGAGCCTAAAGAAGTAGGACGTAAAATTCAATTTTCATTAGATTTTGAAACTGATGAATTACCTTTTGCTGAAAGTATCGGAACATCATTGGAATTAGAGAAACGACCTGATAGAGAATTATGGTCGAATGATATGTTAATTCCTTTTGATGAAGAAGATGCACGTCGTAAGTATTCATTTACTAACGTATATAACAATTCAGTGTACTATCACGGGAATGTACCTAATGATCAATTCAATTTATTCAAAAAAGTAACAGTGGTATTAGGAAAAGATGTTAAAGCAACAGAGATATTCCAATTTACGCTAGGTAATAGTGATGTTATGACAATTGAAGGTGCTAACTTAAAAAAAGGCGACAAGATTGTCTATGACGGTGTACAGACGTTTAGAAATGGTATTCCTATTAACGACTTAGCGTCTAATGCACAACCGAAGTTTTATCCTGGCTGGAATAATTTCGAATTCAATCAACAAGTTAAATCAGTAACATTTGACTTGAAATTTTATTACTTGTGAGGTGTAGACATGCCAATATTAGTTACTCCGATACGTGGGCGTAGTATTCCATTGTACGTGTCTACTACCGAAACATCTAAACTTGGTTCTGATATAGTCTTACAATTTGAAATTGTTGAAGATGAGTTCAATTATCAAATTGTCAGAGGTTTACAAAAAAGATGGACTATATCAAGAGTACAAGGTCCGAAAGATAAAAGAGAATACGTAGTATTTATTATCGACAGACAGACACATGGTAAAAAACAACGTGTGTCTGTTTCTTGTCGTTATAAACCATTAGATATCATTAAACACACTCGTATTTACGACACAATAGATGGTAGTTTTACTGCTAATAATTTTCTTAAACGGATTTTTGATGGTACTGGATTGAAGTACAAAATAGATGGTTCTCTTGGTTCATCTCAATTTGAAAATGCTGGCGAAGGTGAAAGTTTAGAAGATTTGATCAAGAAGTTTTGTAGTCACTTCGATGTAGAGTTCGATATTGAATTTAATAACAAAAAAGGAACATATACATTTGTATTTACACCTTTTTTGAATAAAAATGCTAGTTATCATATAGATGATGAAATCAACGCCAATAATATGAAAGTTGAAGAAGATAGTAGTGAGTTATACACATACGCTGTTGGTTACGGTGATTATGATGAAGAAGAAGGTAGTACAGCAGCTGGCTTTGTTATGAAATTTGAGCATCCTAGCATCAAAGACTATGGTCGTTATGATGCACCACCGATTAAAGATGGTCGTATCAAAGATGAAGAAGTAATGCATCAAAAACTTCAATCATTAATCGAAAGTTCAGTTAAAACATCAATCAGTTTAGACTTCATCGCTTTGAACGAACATTATCCCAACGCTGTTCCTAAAGTAGCTGATATCGTTAAGATTAATCATTCTATCTTAGGTATTAATGAGTTCGTTCGTATTGTTGATGTAAAAACGGTAAGGGATAAAGATAATATTATCGTTAAACAAGATGTGACGTTAGGTGATTTCAAACGTGTAGATAGATACAAAAAACGTGTAAGTGAAGCTGCTGCAGCAGTAGGTAAATTAGGTGGTCAAAATAGCTTTGTTCACACATATAAAGTAACGACTGCAAAAACAAATGCAGCTATTAAAACCACACAACGCCAACAAGAAGATAATGCTACTAAAGATATAAAAGCAACTAAAGAAGATGGAACAGTCGTTAATTTAAGTAGTGCTGATATTGTCATTGATGCTAATGGCAACTTGAAACTAAAGTAGGAGGTTTGAAATGAGAAAAACGATATATACCGACTTAGATGCAATATTTGGCGCTCGTTTTGTTAGAGAAAATGAGTTAAATTTTATTGCCACAAGAGATATGTTGACAAATATCGAAAAATTATTAGATAAGCATAGTCGAAATGAAACAAAAGCACATACTGCCGACCAAATTAAGTACACACTTCCTACTGGTCCTAGTACCACAGTTGATAAAGAACTTCGTTATCAACATAAACGTGTTAAAAACTTAGTATTAGGTAATTTAGGAAATGGTCAACAAGAAGTCCGAGATAGTCGTGTTTCTATGGACGGTCAAAGTCATTCATTACTTTCTGAACGTTTAAGACACGATTTTGCATACATTGAAGAAGAAACAGATAAGTTAATGAATGTTACTGATGATCCTGCATATTTATTTAATCCACCTTACATGAAAAGCGCTGAACGTGGTGTAAATGAAACGCCATTAAGTAATGATCCAACTGAAAACTTAAAAGCGTTCTATGACGTGTTTGTCGATAATAAATATTGTTTCAAAAAGTACATTGGTAAAGACCAATCAAACAAATACAACGTATATAGTTATACATTTGAGCCGGAACATTACAGTAAAACAGTATTAGTCACTTGTTGTATTCATGGTAATGAGTATAGTGCATTTTACGCTATGAGTCGTTTTATGAACTTAGTTGTAAACGAATGGGAAAAATACCCACAACTCGCTTATTTACGTAAAAATGTGCGTATTGTCATGGTTCCCATCGTAAATCCTTGGGGCTTTGCTAATCAAGAACGTGAAAATGTGAATAATGTAGACCTTAATCGTAACTTTGATTACTATTGGGAAAATGGTAGCGGTAAAAGTCCGAGTGGTAAGAACTATAAAGGCTCTAAAGTATTTAGTGAACGTGAAAGTAGAAATATGAAAACACTCGTTGAAAGTTTAGACGAAATTACAGCACATATGGACTGCCACAACATTGTATCTCAAGTTAGTGACTATTGCTTATTCTACCCTAGATTTGCAAATCAACCTAATAATGAAATGACACAACTTTTAATGGAATTATCGAATTATGGTGATTATGTTACTTGGGGTTCAAGTACATTAGCGTCATTCTCAAATTGGGTTGGTATCACGAAAGGTATTACATCATTCTTACCTGAAGTATATGAAGGTCGTGCTGGTAAACCTAGAGGCGCAGAAGAAATGTGGCGTAGCGTATATTACTTAGGAAATATTCTTTTAAGATTATCAAGTCTTTATAACGGCCAAAACGGAAAAACAGCAAACGAACCTATTGTTAAATCGTTTGTATATAGTAGTCGTTATAACAATTCTGGCGTTAAACCATTCTCACTTATCGCCAAAGATGGATATCAACGTATGTTGATGACACAACAACGGTTTAAAGTCACTGCCAATGGTTTTGTTGAATTAAATGGATCAATCACAGTTCAGTTATCTAAAGATACAGTATTCGGGGTTAATCCGGGAATTGCACAAAACTACAATCCATTTAGTGGTAATGGCAAAACAAGAAGACGTCAATTATTTAAAATTGAACATAAATTACCGGCTGGCATTCATACTATTCCGTTACATGCAGTGGCACCTGTTCAATTTTCTACAACAACACCCGACAATGTTAAACGGACAAATGAAGTTATGGCAGTTGTAGATGTAATGAGAAAAGAAGGATATGCAAAAGTATTGAATATGGTACTTAATGTTAAATTTACACCTAGTCATTCTCATAATGCTGTTCAAATGTTTACTTCAACAGGATATGGAAATCAAAAAGAGCAAACATTCAAACAAATCTATCCAAATAAACCCGCACCGTTTGATATTCGTAATAAGATTATTACTAAAAAATAAGGAGGTTTTTAAATGGACGGTTTGAAAAAAGAAGCGAAAATCACAGTTGTTGATGAGCCACGTTTGAAACCTATTACTGATGAGAATATCGGTTTTTACAACATGGATATCAATACAGCAGTTTTAACGTTTCAAGTAAGAAAACAAGATTATCCATTAGAAATCAGTAAAGTAAATACTGATATTTATGCTTACTTTGTATCTGATAATGGATCGTCAACTGGACGTGTTCAAGTTGATTACGTTAATCCGATGCAAGGTATCATTCAACTTACTTTGGATAACAACTTCTTAAAAGCTGCAACAGATACTTATGTGACAGGTCAAATTTACATTAAAGCTGTTGGTCGCAAAGATACTGTTGTATTAAATGAATTCCGTTTCTATGTCAAAGATGCGTTGATTAATCAAATTGATGCCGATATCAAAATTAGTTATATTCGTGAAATTGACGATTTAATTGATAACTTCAAAAAGAAAATTGAAAATGTATCTCAAAACTTTAGCGATATCGAGACAGCACAAGCTGATTTTACTGCGTTTGTAAATGCACAGAAAAATGCTTTCATTAAACAAGTGAATGATATGAAAAATGACATGAACGCATTTGCAGAAAACACACAAAAAGATCTTATAGATAGACTAAACTCAATCGACGATAAAGTGTTGGAAACATTAAAGGAACTTGAAAATGGAACAGAAAACTTTATCACTGAAAGTGAATTAAATACGTTACTTGAAAACTATCCCACGAATGAACAACTCACTACACGATTAAATGGTAAAGCAAATGTAGGGGACGTTACCAACCCGCAATCAGTTGAATTACCTGATTTCGATAAAATGATTAAAGAAAAGGTCGACGAAGCACTTGCTAATGCGCAATTACAACGTTTCACATTTACTGATGACAACGGATATATTCCTAGAATTGATAACCCTGACCTCTATACTATGAGTGGTATTGACGCGTCAGGTTTTTATTATGCATACAACCCAGTTAATTCACCCGATCCAAATAATCAAAGCGGTTATTTACTTGTTATGGCAAGAAGTAGTAGTTATAAGAAAGTGTTATTCTTCCCATTCAATCGTCATGTATTTTATTCACGCAATAAGATGGGCAATACAGCAGGTTGGGGAATTTGGTACGATGCAACAAATAATATAAACGTAGGTGAAATGATTGCAGATGTTACTGAAACTTAATAGAAAGAAGGTGTAATACTTTGAAAAAGAACACGATACTTTATTCACTAGTTGTTGTTTTGCTTAGTGGAATAGGTTTATTAGAGTTTGAACGTGGTTTCTTTTGGACGAAAGAACAAAATGATATTCTTGATGATAGTGATTTCTACTTAGCGCTTCATCACATCATGCCAATTTGGGTATGGGGCGTTTTAGGAATGATTTGTAGTATTTTTATCATTATCGCACCGTTTTTTTTACCAAAACAAAAATTAAACCATATCTTTGACTATCTCATATTAATAGGAGGTTGCGGAAATGCAATCTTCTATTTTTTTATGACATCAGCAAGTGTCTACAATGCGATTAACTGGTTATCACCTTTGCAGTTCGCCACGATAACCATGATAAACGTGGGACTTGCATTCTTCGGAGGTGCTGAGATTGTCAGAAGAAAATGATTACGTTAAACGCCACGAATTTGAAAGAAGTAACGGTAAAATTTATGAACGGATCAATCAGACTGATAAGCAAATTATCGCTTTAAACGGTAAGATTGATACTCAAAACGCAATACAAGAAAAAAACTATCAATCACAGGAACGTTCTGAAAAACACTTAGAAAAAATAAGTGGAGAAATAACTAGTTTTAAAGACGGTTTCAACGAAGTTAAAAATCAAGTAGATAAACATTCAGATGAATTAGACAAGATTAATGCAACGGTAAGTGATAAACAAAAATGGAATGTTGGGATAGCAACAGCAATTATTAGTGGAATATTTGCTTTACTCGGAACAGCCATGCAACTTGCACCGTTGATATTCAAATAAGTCGATACATTCGTGTATCGACTTTTTATTATGCAAAAAAGGAAGGTGGATAAATGGCAATTTTACCTTCATCTGGCAAACCAACAGCCAAACAGGTAGTAGCATGGGCTAAATGGTTAGCTGATAACAAATTAGGTGTCGATGTGGATAAACGTCTGGGGTTCCAATGTTGGGACTTGCCTAACTATATCTTTGATAGGTATTGGGGATTTAGAACATATGGAAACGCTGATGCAATGGCACGACGTGACCAATATCCAAATAGTACATGGAAGATATATGCGAATACACCTAGTTTTGTGCCGAAGCCGGGTGACGTTGTGTGTTGGACATATGGTGCTTATGGACATACAGCGATTGTAGTTGGTCCTAGTGATACTAATACATTTACGTCAATTGATCAGAACTGGTATGGAGCTAACCACTGGTATGGGAGTAAAGCTGCATATGTTAAACATAGTTACAGTGGTATGGGTGGTAATCTTTATTTCATCAGACCACCTTATAAAGAAGAACCTAAAACTGAAATGCCACCTAAAGATACAACACCTGTTCAAGATAAAGGCGATACTTCCTCAGACAAACCGACATCAGAAACTAAAAAAGAGCCACTTAAAGAACAAAAAGTTATTACAGTAACTGCAGAAGATGATGAGAAAGTTGATTATCCTAGATTTATACCACATAGAATTGCTAATGGCGAAGTAAGAAATCACAAGCCTAAAGGGCTAGCAGTCAAGAACGCTGGAACAATGTGTTCTGTACAACAGATGTATTATGACAGAAATAAATATATTTCTAATTCTGAATATCCACATTTTTACATTGACCGACACCATATTTGGCAACCACGATATACAGATGTCAAAGTACCAAGTGAACCTGACTATATCGTAATTGAAGTATGTGGAGATTACAGCGACACCAAAACAGATTTCTTACTTAATGAACTACATGCAATTATATTTGGTGTTGGCCAACTAAAAGGGTATAACATTCCACTTAAACGATCATCTTTGAAAGTATCTGACGACTTATGGCGTACCGTTATGGAACACGGTAACTTTGATCCTTTAATTGACGGAAAACCTTCTTCAAAAGTACTTGATAAAGTCCAAGCGTCACTGCTTGAGTTATACCAAAATAGAAATAAAGTACTTAAAGAAATAAAAAGTGGTAAAACGACTAAAATTGATATCAAAGTTGATAAGAAAGAAAAGTCATCAAATTCTACTTCATCAAGTAGCACAAGTAAACTATCAACTTCTACGTCTACATCAACAACGTCTAAAGTTTCTAGCAAACCTAAGGTTATTGTTGTTTATAGTAACTACACATTTACTCAAGCAGTTAATATTCAAATGACAAAATGGCCACAAATCAACTATGGTTCTGGTTGGTACAATGCTAGTCGTTCTGACACATTAAAAGCAATGAACAGTTTAGAAATTTGGAACAGTTCAAGTCAGAAGTATCAAATGCTTAATTTAGGTAAGTATCAAGGTATTTCCGTATCGAAATTGAATTCTATTCTTAAAGGTAAAGGTACTTTATCCGGTCAAGGACAAGCTGTATCTGATGGTTGTAAAAAATATAATGTAAATGAAATTTACTTAATTTCACATGCATTCTTAGAAAGTGGTTATGGTCGCTCTAACTTTGCTAGTGGTCGTTACGGCGCTTATAACTACTTTGGTATTGGTGCTTATGACAATAATCCTAATTATGCTATGACTTTTGCTAAAAACGAAGGTTGGACTACTCCTGCCAAAGCTATTATTGGTGGTGCTAAATTCGTTAGACAAGGTTATATCGATAAAGGCCAACAAACTTTATACAGAATGCGTTGGAACCCACAAAGTCCCGGCAATCATCAATATGCTACTGATGTACGTTGGGCGCAACATCAAGCAAATACAATCAAAAGTTTATATGATGAAATCGGTCTAAAAGGTGAACACTTCATACGTGACCGATACAAACAAACATAGGACTACATGCTGACAGCGTGTGGTCCTAAATTTATGTAAAAGAGGTGCTTAAATGGAAACATTCAAGCAAGGTGAAGTAACTGCTCGCATAGATGAGCGAGGTATTGACTTAGGTAATATTAATGTCAATCTCTACACAATGGATAACTCTACTGCAGCGTTAGATATTCACATAAAAAAACGTAATATCTTTAGTGAAAATAAAGAATTTATCCCAGTTAATTTAAATCAAACATCATTCAAACCTGTATTACATCTAATCACTGAAGATAACTCTATTTTTACTAATGAAGAATTAGAAGTTGTTAAGGCTGAAGAAGGTCATGTGCGTTACAATGTATCTGACTATGTAACAAAGCACGTAGGACGTGTACAAGCAAAATTATTCTTAATTGATAGTAGCAATTTGACTGATGATAGTTCACATGTGGCAGATTTCTATTTCAAAGTAAACGATAGTGGTATCACAAAAGCAATCGGTAAAGAAGTTCATGTTGATATGTTAGATGATATCGTTGAACGAATTATGTTAAAAGACATTGAACGTTTCAGAGGTCCTAAAGGTGACAAAGGCGATACTGGTCCACAAGGGCCAAAAGGTGAACAAGGAGCAAACGGAATAGATGGCGAGATTGGTCCAGCAGGTCCGACAGGACCAATGGGGCCAAAAGGTGATACTGGTGAGCGAGGCCCACAAGGTGAACGTGGTCCACAAGGTCCACCGGGTAAAGATGGATCTACTATTTCTTATACAGATACAGGTTGGCAATCTCTTTCATTAATTAACGGAACGACACAAGCAGTGAATCTACCAGAGTATAGACTCGTTTCTATAAATGATACTAACTTATTGTTTCTTAAAGGGACAGTGAAGAATATTACTTCAAACACAATGGCGTTTGCAAAGTTACCAACGAATATTTCACAGAAAATAAGCAGTTATGCAGAGTATTCGAAAGTGAAAATAAACCCATATATGAATACATCAGCTATATATAATATAACTATACCTACTTCTGGAGAACTAAAAATAACATTTGACCCTAATAGTACAGCAGATACCGTTACACCTTATTATATCGAAGGAACAATATCATTATAGGAGAGTGTAGAATATGGAAGTTAAACAAGTTTATTTTTATGACGGAACTCCGTTTTTAGTCATGGAGAATAAAGATGGAGAATTAGAATATCCAAAAGAACAATGGACTGATATTGCACCACCAGAAGGACTTTATGAACCTATCCATTTTGATGGTGAAAAATGGGTGGGTACACCGTATGAAGAATGGTTGGAGCAACAGCCTAAAATTGAAGTAGAAGAAGCACCTGATGACAAAGACGTTCTAATAGCAGACCTAACATTACAATTAATGGAAACACAAAATATAGTATCGAATATGCAAAACGATATGGCTAGTTTAACATTACAAGTTTTGGAGAGTGATATTAATGCGTAACATTGGTATTAGATATTATAAAATGGGCTTATATAATGAAGAACAATTCGCTTTATTTGTAAAACGAGGGTTCGTTACAGAAGAAGAATTTAAGGAATTAACCGGACAAGAGTACCAAGACATAATCAAAGAATAACATTACAAGCTGACCTTTTTAGGTCGGCTTTTTATTTGAATAAGGAGTGAATTAGATGAAGAATTTTCTAGGTATTAACTGGCAAATTAGAATGACGCATTCAGTAGGTATTATCCAACTTATCGCAAGTGCAATCTTACCTGTACTCGTCTATTTAGGTATCGATTGGCAAGCATTAACTTCATGGAATGCAGTCGGACATGCAATCATGCAAGTAATATCCAACCCAGTCGCAATTGGCACAATCTTAGTGAATATGTATTTCTCAGTCATTGACGGTACAAGTACAGGTTTAACAGATAGTCCGCAAGCAAGAGCATATCATAGACCGAATAATGATTAGGAGTGAATGTAGATGACAGAATATTGGAATGGTGTGCCTGTTAGATATGATTTATTACCGATAGGCACAAGACGAAACGGGGAACGGTTACACACTAAAGACGGTAAACCTAAATTCGCAGTAATACATGATACAGGGAATTTAGACTCAACTGCACAACAAAATGTAAACTGGTACAAAAATACTTATAATATTTCTTGGTCGCAAGTCGCAAGCGCTCACATCTTCGTTGACGATAAAGAAGCAATCATCTGTATTCCAGTAACAGAATGTGCATGGCATGTTATGTTAAATACAACTATCGATAACGCATGGTATGGTGCTGACGCAGACTATGCAGCGTTTGGTGTAGAAGGTTGCTACTTTACAGATAAAAAGCGTTCTCTCAAGTCATTAGAGAATACAGCCAAAGTCATGGCGTATTTAACTAAGTTTTGGAATATTAACTATAAAAATGAGATGCCAGGACATCAAGATATACAATTCGATAAACAAGATCCAGGTAACTTACTTGCAGCATGTGGTTTAGGTCGAGATACACACAACTTTGATTTATATGTTGCTAAGTATATGAATGAAACGAAAGTACCAGTTATCAAAGGTAAGAAAGCTGGTAATAATGCTAAGAAAGTAACGAATACTAAATCAAGACCTAAAACTAAATCATATCAAGACGCCATTAACTATATGTATAGCTTGAAAGGTAAGTATGTAGACTTCGATGGAATGTATGGCGAACAATGTATGGACTTAGCTGTTCAATACGTTTATCACATTACAGATGGCTCAATTAGAATGTGGGGTAATGCGAAGGATGCAATTTTAAATGTATTCCCGAAAGGTTGGCAACTCGTTAAGAATACACCTAGCTATATCCCTCCAGTTGGTGCAATAGGCGTATGTACGACTGGCATTTATCAAGAATATGGCCACATCTACTTAGTGTGGGATAATAGTGGTGGTACAAATACACAAACTGTTTTAGAACAAAACTTTGACGGAAATCACAACACACCTGCTAAATTACGTGTAGATAATTTCTATGGCACAACTCACTACATCGTACCGTCATTTATCAATGAAACTTACGATGTTAAGAAGATTACTAAAGTTAATATTCAGAAACCACAAGCACCAGTTATCAAAGAGAAATTACCTAAAAACTTAACGTGGTCTAAAGAGCCATACTTCAAAGCTAAAGGTGGAGAGAATGGTGTAACTATTCGTGAAGATGTTAAGAATGGTTATATGAAGAAAACTAAGCTATTCTATAAAGCAAATTTCAGTCCGTTCTATGTATATGAAGTTAGAGAAGGATGGGCAAGAGTATATTCAGAAACTGCAAATTACTGGGTAAGACGTGAAGATCTAATCATCACAGAAAAACTTACGCCTGCTGGTGGTAAAACTAAAGCAGTTGAAACAGTCAAAGCTAAAGGACAAACGCAACAACAACAAAAGATTGCTAAAAAATCAAAACCTAAAGTAGCAGTAGGACAAATTCCACCTACTAAATTAACATGGAGTAGAAAACGTTACTTCAAAGCACAAGCCGATGCATTAGGCGTAACGATATGTGAGCGTCATGGTGGCAAAGGTAACTACTCATGGAATAAGACGAATATCACCTACCCACAAGGTCAAACTTTCTATGTATATGAAATCTTAGATGGTTGGGCTAGAGTACATGGAGAAAGTGATAATTACTGGGTATGGCATGAGCGTTTAAGAATAACAAAAGTGTATTAATATGTTATAATAAGTACATGAAATGGTCATTCCTGAAATGACTCGGTCATTACTGGCACAGACTGTATAAAGTGTCTACATCGCATTAACTGAGAATTCATATGTGCGGCTGACGAGCCGGTTTGCTGTGTCCTCGAATGAGGGTAGGTTATTGTGATGTATTTACCTACTAGATGATACACTCTCTAGTAGGCTTTTTTATGTTATAATTAAACAGAAATTGCGGTACACATCTGAGGAGTGTATCTGAGTATAACTGTTGCGACGGTTATCTCTTTTTATGTTATAATATAAACATAATTTAACGCTAAACGATCTAGCCATAATTCTATTCGGTTTATGGCTTTTTATGTTATAATAAATATACCCAGTTTATGATAATTAGACGAATATCAGATTTAACTTAAATGAGTAAATCGTTCAAACCGTACCTTAACAGGTGCGGTCTTTTTTTATGTATAAATAAAAGTTGGACAACAAAACGGACAACATTTCTATAAAATAATTAGAATTGTCCGAAGGTTGTCCATTTATTTTTTTATCGATTTTTATCAATTTTAAAGAAAATAAAAAAGAACGTTGATATATCAACGTTCTAGTAAATGTTAAGTAAATGAAATTTTATCGATTTTCATCAATGAACGGAAACGGAGGGAATGTTAAATTGCTTTAGTCATAGGCTTT